GCGGAATTCAATCCGCTGGAGGGAGGTATTAAACCTCCGTCGTAATACCCGATGTAGTGTTGACGTATGACCAAGCAGATGCAAGAAGGCAATAGTCGGATCTGAATCCAACAACACAGGAATTTCTACGTCCTGTGCTATTCTATTGCTGATCGCATCCGCAAGGCACCAGTAGCCCCTAGCCCAAGAATTGCGCTGAAAGGCGCAATATGAAGCTAGTGCTGCTGCATCGCCTAATAAGCATGACGGCATGAGAGAACGTAAACGCATTGGTGTGACATCGAGGCCATTATAGGCCTCTAATCCACAACTTTCGCGAAAACGCCCGTTCAGACAGCACTTCGACCTATTGAACAAAAGTCCAGTGGTCTCGAAGAACTGCACGATCGCTTCCGAGTCTTTGGAAGCGCAGATCATGTCGTCACCGTACACCTTAAGGGAGGAACAAGCTCTTTCGAGTTTGTATCCCTGTCGATGTACAAGCACCGCAACTGCGAGTAGATAGAACACAAGGCTCTCGACTGGGAAGCATAATGCTGAACCCATCGGAGCAAACTTCTTGAGCTGGACTACTCGGCCATCAGGTAACTCAGTCTCCGTCGACCTAGTCGACGTGAGATACTCCAGGAAATGCGGGACCATGCCAAACACCCTCTGAACGAGGGCAAGTGAGACACGGTCGGACGCATCCTTCATATCCATAGTTGCCCAACCTCCACCCAGCGACCCGTAATTGGCATAACGCCGATTAACGGACTGGTCACGGAAGTTGACCCGCCCCTTTGTTAGGGGATGAGACTCAATGATATCCATCAACTGGGAAGAAATACCCTGTTGAAGATACTGTAGAGCCACGGGTTCGCAACTAATTAACCGAGGCCCCCTCGAATCCTTCGGAACGAGCACGACACGTGCTCGCCGCGGGGATTCTACGAGGGAGGATGGGTCGCAATCCGCGACCGCCGAGAGTGAAGGCACAAACCATTCATAGAATGGGAAGACCTTCTCGATGTCGGGATAGTATGCACGAAAGTGCATTTTCTCCCAACTCTTTTCTCGTGCTGCAACTGCACCAGGTCCGTGTCGAGGAGATATCTTTTGGATATCAAATCTCGACACTATACGCGCGGCCATTGCCGCTGCGTAATCCAGTACAATGTTGTCACCTTCATAAACTGAAGGTAGACCAGCGTCCACATCGATGAACGAATCAATGACTTTCGTCACTGTCTTGTCGTCGTAAGGCAGCTCTATTTTGTACAATAAGTACAGGAGCTGCCGTAGATGCTTCAGCGCTACCTCCGACTTCACAGTCGGATAGACCAAACTGAAGAGCCCCTGTAGGAATACAGGGAACCCTTCACTGCGGGTTTTGAAACCCGCAAACGTTGGTGTGGGACCTCCGGCTAGATAGGAGTCTAACTCCTTGCCTAGCTTAGGAAGAGTCTTTGTTAAGAAACAAAGACCCTCACATTCAACGCGACGTCGTACTTCTACGACGTCACGAGAGAGATCAACACATAGCAAACTGGCTATATCGTTAAGCAGGCATACAGTTAACTCAGCATAAAAGCTAAGTTCGCTTTTCATAGGCCCAATATTGGTAACCTAATCGAGCAATACTACACCCCTGTTTAACAACATCCTCAACTAGCGCAAAAGGACCATGAGGGTCCATACG